ATGCAGATCACCGATAAATTCGAGATCGTTCCGGTTGCGGAGATCAAGCCCGACGAACATAACGCCCGCAAACACAGCGACGAGCAGATCGCGGAGCTCAGGCGCTCCCTGCGAGAGTTTGGCTTTGTCAACCCGCTACTGATCGACAAGGACAAGAAGATCATTGCGGGACACGGGCGGCTCGTTGCGGCGGTTGCGGAGGGCATGACCGCTGTGCCGTGCATCTTCGTCGAGCACCTGACCGAAGCGCAACGCAGAGCATATATGCTCGCGGACAATCGTCTCGCGGAGCACGCGACGTGGGATATCACACTATTGAACGAAGAGCTGAAGTTTCTGGACGACCTCGGCTTTGATGTGACCATCACCGGATTTGAGTTGCCGGAAACGGTGCAGGAAGCCGTTGACGATGGCTACGAGCCGGAGCTGCCTGAAACGCCCAAGAGCCAAGTCGGGCAGGTCTATCGCCTCGGGCGGCATCGGCTCATGTGCGGCGATAGCACGAACGCGGAGCACGTATCACTCCTCATGGAGGGCGTTCAGGTGGATATGCTCTTGACCGATCCGCCATACAACGTGGGTTACAAGGGCAAGACAAAGCAGGAACTGACCATCGAGAACGATGCGCAGTCGGACGACGCGTTTCTGGAGTTCCTCGTCAAGGCGTTCACCAACGCGCAGGAACATATGAAGCCGGGCGCGGTGTTCTACATCTGGCACGCGGACTCGAACGGATACGTCTTCCGCGCGGCGGTGCAAGAGGCGGGGCTGACCGTTCGCCAGTGCCTGATTTGGGTGAAGAACAGCATGGTTATGGGTCGGCAGGACTATCAGTGGAAGCACGAACCGTGCCTCTACGGCTGGAAGGAAGGCGCGGGCCATCTCTGGGCGAGCGACCGCAAGCAGACGACTGTGCTGGAGTTCGACCGACCGACGCGCAATAAAGAGCACCCGACCATGAAGCCGATTCCGCTGTTCGATTATCAGATGCAGAACAACACCAAGGGGGGCGACGTGGTGCTCGACCTCTTCGGCGGTTCGGGCACGAGCATCATGGCGGCGGAGCAGAACGGACGTGTGTGCAACATGATGGAGTTCGATCCGAGGTATGTGGACGTGATCATCGACCGGTGGGAGAAGTTCACCGGCGAAACGGCGATGCTGGTTTGATTCATTTCATCGCAAAAAGATAAGACATCGCGTGTGTTGAAACAGAGGCGACAATTGCCTAAGGCCAACACAGAGGATGTCTTGCTTCTATTATCAATCCAGATGGTAAAGATTGCAATAGGTAAATACAAGAGGAACAGCCGATGTCAGCGAATCCGGCGTACAACAAGCAGCGGCACCGTGATTGGTCTGCGGCGGTCATGCGCAGGGACAAGTATCTCTGTCAAGATTGCAAGCGGTACGGCAGGATGGTAGCGGCAGATGTTGCGCACCACATCGAACCCATCAGCGAGCGACCAGACCTCGCGTTCAGCATCAAGAACGGCGTCGCGCTCTGCCACAAGTGCCACAGCAAGCGGCACCCGGAGAAGGGCGGGAGACACTAGCCCCCCCGGTCAGCGCAATCATATGAAAAGATATCGCGACCTGGGGCCATCCCCTTTTCCAAGTGTGCGCAATGAATAAAGGGGGTATCGGGAAAAACTCCCCGCAGGAAGGAGGGTGAAAGAACATGCCCAGACCCCAAAAAACATGGACGAACAGGGACTTTGAGCAGTTCGAAGCCCTCTGCAAAATCCAGTGCTCGAAGGCGGATATTTGCGCCGTTATGGACGTTTCGGAAAAGACGCTCGACCGCCTCGTGAAGGAGAAATACAAGCAAACCTTTGAAGAGACGCAAACCCACTTTCGGGCATATGGCAAAGCGTCACTCTTGCGCTCTCAGTTCAAGCTCGCGGAGCGCAATCCCAGCATGGCGATCTGGCTGGGCAAGCAGTACCTCGATCAGCAAGACCCGTCGGCGAGGCGACCGCCCGGCGGCAGCGGCGAAAGCATGTCCAGGCTCAATCAATTTCTAGATGAAGCCGACCGGATATGACGTTGTCGTCGAATATGCCCGGAGTATTTTAGAAGATCGCAAAATCGCCTGTCGGGAGAAAATTCAGGAATGCGAGCGGTTCTTCCGCGATCTGGAGAATCCGGCTTACGAGTTCGACAGCAAAGACCCGGAGTTCGTGATTCGCTTCATCGAGACATGCGTGGCCCACAAAGAGGGTGAATCATTGCGGGGCGAGCCGCTGCTGGGAAAACCGCTGCTGCTCGAACCTTGGGAGAAGTTTATCGTCTACAACCTGCTCGGCTTCCGGCTGAAAGGAACGAAGGAGCGCCGCTTTAAAGAGGCGTTCCTTTTTGTTGCGCGCAAGAACGGCAAAACCCCGTTTTCCGCAGCGCTGGCACTCGCGCTGGCGTTTCTGGAACGCAGGAGCGGTTCGCGCATTTACATTGTGGGCGCGGCGCTCAAGCAGGCGCGGCAGGCGTTTGACCACATTCTCTTCAACCTTGACCAGATGGGTGAACTGCGAAAGTTTCGCGTGCTGGACAACAACGCCGAACACTCGATCTCGCGCACATTCTTCGACGGTGGCAAAGCGTCCGGTTCTCTACGCATCGAGGCGCTTGCCGCAAACCCCGACAAGCAGGATTCGCTGGTTGCCAACATCCAGATCTGCGACGAGCTGCACGCGTATAAGAGTGCAAAGCAGTACAACGTCATCAAAGAATCGGGCAAGGCGTACAGCAACCGGCTCTGCATCGGGATCACGACCGGCGGCGACAACCCAACTGGGTTTTGCTACCAGCGGCTGCAATACTGCCGAAGAGTGCTGAACCGCACGTGCCCGGACGAGCAGCTGTTCATCTTCATCTGCAAAGCGGACGAGGACGACAACGGCGATGTGGACTACACCAGCGCCGCTGAGCACGAAAAGGCGAATCCGAACTACGGCATCTCGATCCGCCCAACCGAGATCATGGACGACGCGATTCAGGCGCAGAACGATCCGCAGCAGCGCAAAGATTTCTTAGCCAAGCGATTGAACATCTTTACGTCCGCCATGAAGGCGTACTTCGATGTGGAGGAGTTCCGCAGAAGCGACGCGGAGTACAGTTGGACGATCGAGCAGATGGCGAAGCTCCCGATCAAGTGGTACGGCGGCGCAGACTTGTCTCGTTTGCACGATCTGACCACCGCGGCATTGTATGGCACCTACAAAGACGTGGACATCGTGATCCCGCACTGCTGGTTTCCGATCACTGCGGCTTGCTGTAAAGCGGACGAGGACAATATTCCGCTCTTCGGCTGGAAGGACGACGGCTGGCTCACCATGAGCAACGCGCCCACGGTCAACCACGCGGAGGTCGTGAACTGGTTCAAGCAGATGCGCGCGGCAGGATTCCAAATCGCGGAGGTGGGGCATGACCGGAAGTTCTGCCGAGAGTATTTCATCGGCATGCGCGCGGCTGGGTTCAAGATCATCGATCAGCCGCAGTACTTCTACAAAAAGTCGGAGGGCTTCCGGCACATCGAGGTCAAGGCGAAGAACCGGCAGCTCTACTACTGTCATGCGGCTCCGTTTGAGTACTGCGTGCAAAACGTGCACGCCATTGAGAAGACCGACGACATGATCCAGTACGACAAGATCGAGCCGGAGCAGCGCATAGACGTATTCGATGCGTCGGTGTTCGCATGTGTGCGGATGCTCGAATCGTTGGAGCGCAGTCGCAAAGCTCAGAAATGGCTGGAGGAAGAATAGACATGACAAAGAAACACGCGCGAAACGCCCGCGCACCAAACGAACAGCGCTCGGTCAGCGGGCTTGCCTGGTTGTGCGCGCCGGAGACATACGGACTCTTGACCGGCTACACGCCGCTGAGTGAGAACCCCGAAGTCCAGACCGCGATCCAGCGCATCGCGGATCTCGTGAGCTCCATGACGATCCACCTCATGGAGAACGCGCGGGACGGCGACAGGCGGATCAAAAACGAGCTATCCCGCAAGGTGGACATTACGCCCTGCAAATACATCACGCGAAAGGCGTGGATCGAGACCATCGTCAAGGACATGATCCTCGGCGGTAACAGCGTGCAGATTCCGCACTATCGCGGAAATCTGCTGGACGATATCGAGCCGATTGCGCGGAGTAAGTATTCCATTTTAGATCGCGAGTACGGGTACGATCTCACGATCCGCGGGGAACGGTTTGAGCACGACGAGGTGCTGCACTTCATCCTCAACCCTGACCCGGAACATCCGTGGCGGGGGCTGGGGCACGCTGTTCTTCTAAAGAGCGTCGCGCGGCAACTGGCTCGCGCGCGGAGTACGGCGGCGGCGCTCATGGAAAGCCCCGCTCCGTCGATCATCGTGAAGGTGGATGGCCTCACGGAAGAGTTCGCTTCCCCGGAAGGGCGCAGGAAACTCTCGGAGCAATACTTAAGTAGCTCCGAGCACGGTCAGCCGTGGTTCATTCCGGCGGAGGCGTTCGCGATCGAAAAAGTGGCTCCGCTGAACCTCAACGACCTCGCAATCATAGACAGCATCAATCTCGACAAACGGACGGCAGCGGCGATCATCGGCGTGCCGCCTTTTTTAGTGGGCGTGGGTAAATTCGATCGGGATGAGTTCAACGCTTTTATTCGCATCGTCGTGCTACCGATAGCGCGCGCGATCGAACAGGAACTGACGCGCAAACTCCTGATCTCGCCGAACTGGTACTTCCGGTTCAACCCGCGCTCGCTCTACGCGTACTCCATCACCGAACTGGGCGAAGTGAACTGCAATCTGGTGGACCGAGCCATCATTGACCGAAACGAAGCCCGCGACGCGCTGGGATACGATCCCAGGGATGGACTTTCCGAATTAGCTATTCTGGAGAACTACATCCCGTATTCCAAAATCGGAGATCAAAAGAAGCTGAATCAACTGATTCAGAAAGGAGAAGATGCCGGTGGCTAATGTTCGAGAACAGGAGCGCCAGTTTCGCAGCGTGCAGCCGACGCAGCTGCGCGCGGAAGAAGCGGACGGCAAGCGCACAATCGAAACGTACTTTGCCGTGTTCGGCGATATCTACGAGATGTGGCCGGGCGCGACGGAAAGTTTTGACGCGCATGCGTTCGACGGTGCACTCAGCGCCGATGTGCGGTGTCTCACCAACCACGATCCATCCAAAGTGCTGGGCCGAACCAGAGCCGGAACGCTCGCGCTTTCGATCGACAACTACGGCCTGAAAGGCACGGTGAAGATCAACGAGCATGATCAGGACGCAATGAACCTTTACGCACGGGTGCAGCGCGGTGATGTATCGCAGTGCTCCGTGGGGTTCGATATCCTGCGCGAGGACTACCGGATCAACCCGGACGGCACGCAGCACTGGACGATCATGGAGGTCAAACTCTACGAAGGCTCCATCGTGACGTTTCCGGCTTACGAGAAGACGGAGGCGGTCGCGCGGTCGCTACGGATGGCGCAGTCGTTCGAATTCTGGCAAAAGAAGATGAAAGAGAGGATGCATCAATGGCACTCAAACAGCTCATGCTGCGAAAAAGACTAGAAGCGGCGACCGCCGAGGCGGACAACCACCGCTCGAAACGCGCCGCGTTGGACGAGCGACAGACGGCGCTGCAGACCCGCGAACAGGAGGCCGAGACCGCACTGGGCGAGCTCACCAGCGAATCCACGCAGGAAGAGCGCAACACGATCGAGCAGGAAGCAAACGCGATTGACGCCGATCAGGCGGCGCTGGATCAGGAGATCGCTGCTCATGAAACAGAGCAGGCGCGGCTGGACGGCATCGTGACCGGCCTCGAAACCGAGGTGCAGCAGCTGGATCAACGCAGCGCACCGCCCGCACAAAACAAACCCGCGCTCCCGGAAAATCGGAGCAGAAAGGAAATCGGAATGACCAACAGAACCCGATTCTACGGCATGTCGCACGAGGAGCGCGCGGCGTTTTTTGCGCGGGATGAGATCAAAACCTTCCTCGCGCAGATCCGCACGAGCTGTCAGACGCGCGCCGTGACCAACACCGCGCTGACGATCCCCGACGTTATGCTGGAAGTGCTGCGCGATAACATGACGCAGTATTCCAAGCTCGTCAAGCACGTCAACGTTCGCAGAGTCAAGGGCAAAGCACGCCAGAATATCATGGGCGCGATTCCCGAAGCGGTCTGGATCGAGGCGGTCGGCTCGCTCAACGAGCTTGACCTCACGCTCAATCAGATCGAGGTCGATGGCTACATGATCGGCGGCTGGATTCCGATCTCGAACATCTACCTCGAAGACAGCGATATGAACCTCGGCGCGGAAATCATGGACGCGCTGGGCAAGGCAATCGGCCTCGGCCTCGACCGCGCGATTCTATTCGGCACCGGAGTCAAGATGCCCATCGGCATTGTCACGCGCTTGCAGCAGACCGTGCAGCCTTCCGGCTGGGAACCCAACGCGCGCGCGTGGACGGATCTGCACGAGAGCAACATCAAAAAGTTCAACATCGCGGAGAGCACGGGTGCTGCGTTTTTCATCGCACTCGTCAAAGCGCTGGGTGCGGCGAACCCCCTCTACTCGGACGGCAAAGCCTTCTGGGTCATGAACCGCGTTACGCACATGGACATCAAGGCCAAGGCGCTCGCGTTCATACCGACGGCGCTGCTCACCGCAGGCGAAAACACGTTTCCGGTGATCGGCGGCACGATTGAGGAATGCGAGATGCTGGGTGACAACGAGATTGTCGGCGGCTTCGGCTCGCTGTACCTGCTCTCGGAGCGCGAAGGGCAGAAGATTGAATCGAGCGAGCATGTGCGCTTCCTCGAAAACCAGACAGTGTTCAAGGGATATGCGCGCTACGACGGCAAGCCTGTCATCGGGGAAGCATTCGTCATGGTCAGCTACGACAACACCGACGCGGAGACTTCTTCCGTGTTCCCGTTTGACTACGCGAATACGGATCTTGGCGTGCTCGGCGTGACTGCTGCGGCAGGCACGGCTTCCGGCGACACGGTGCTCACGGTCAGCGGTAAGGAAGCAGAGGACACCACACTCAAGTACCGCATTGGCGATCTCAACCCGAACGCGGGCGACAAGGTCGTGGGTTACACCGCACTCGTCTCCGGCACGACGCAGATCACCTGCGCGGCAGGCAAGACCATCACGGTGGTCGAGCTCGATGCAGCGGGCCGCGTGATCAAGTCCGGCAAAGCGCTTGCTGTGCCGAAGGCGTAATCAAATCTGATTGGAGGAAACGGGCGTGGCATATAACGAAACGACTGCACTATCGCTGCTCATGGGTCGGCTGGATCGGCCCGGCGTTGCCACGCCCGCTCCTCTGACGGAGTACTGGACGAGCGCGCTTCGCGCGGCGGCGGCAGAGCTGACCCGAAAGGGCATCCATCTTGAGGACACGGTGGAGGACAGCATGCTGGTCGCGAACCTCGCAGCGGACGATCTACTAAGCCGTGACCGAACCACCGGCAGACCCGTGTGGCTCCGGATCGCGATTCGCGAGCGGTGGCTGCAGGAACGGCAGGAATCCACATATGAGGATTGACTGGATCACGCTGATCAAGACCGCGGTCACGGAATCTACCTTTCAAGAGGTCACTCCCGTTTCCAGCGTGTCCTGCTGGGCAAAACAGAAAAGCGTTGTCCGCAGCGAGTTTTACGCGGCGGACGCAAACGGCAGGCAGGTTGACGCGGTGTTCGAGGCGTCGCCCATCGACTACGACGGGCATCAGCAACTGATCCACCACACTGCGGGCGGAGATGTGGAATACAAGATCGTGCGCGATTACAAAACCGGGCAGGACGCTGTTGAACTCGTTTGCACGTGGATTACGGAGTGACGATATGGCAACGGTGAAGTTTGAAGGCTTCGATGAGTACGAGAGGATGCTCGCGAAGCTTGGCGACAGCACGGACAGCGTGCTCAAGCAGATGGTCAGCGCGGGACTGCGCATCCTTTACGCGAAGATTGAAAGCGCGAACGCGAAATTCGCAAAGTACGTCAAGATGAAAGTCGCACGCAAAAATGCGTACGGCTGGTTTGCGCAGGTGCAGTTCCGTGGTAAGACGGAATCCGGCACGCCTGCCGCGCTTGCGGTTAATGTTTACGAACACGGTCGCGGAGGGAAGAACGCGCAACCCGCGCGGCCTTGGCTGAACGCTGCCTGCGCGGTAGCGGAGCCGGAGTGCATCGCCGAAATGCAGCGAATCTATGACGAGGAGGTGGAGAAGTTTGCCGGTTCTTGAAACGATCGACGCGGCTCTCGCTTCGCTGAAGCTCAAGCATGGTGTCGGCATCTGCGTGGTCAACCCTTCGGTCGACCACTATGTCCTCGTGCCGGATTACGAGCGGGCGTTTGAGGCAGACAACGACGATTACGTCGTCGACGAACATGTGAATATCGAGTTCCACCTCGGCGACAACTATCGCGCTGTGATCGCTTCCGCCAAAGCGCTGCTGAAAGCAGCAGAGATAACTGTTTTGGAAAGCCGTTATGTAGAATACGAAAAAGAAACCCAGAAACACCATTATCTTCTGGCCGTTTTTGGCCGGAGTTAGGAGGAAACAATGCCTGAAAACAAGTATCGTTACGGCATCAGCCTTGCGGCGATCGCGCCCATTACGATCACGGACGGGGTGTATTCCTACGGTGCGCCCATCAACTGGCCGGGTTCCACCGCGCTCACGCTGTCGCCCAAAGGCAACATTGAGCCGTTTGAGGCCGATAACCGCGACTATGCCATGATCGACAAGAGCGAGGGGTATGACGGCGAGTTGGAGACCGCCTACATCCCGGCGGCGATTGCCGCGGCGATCCTCGCCATTACGGAGGACACGAAGAAAGTCGCGGAGGAGTATTCGGGCCGCGTATACCCGCAGTTCGCGCTTTTGGCGCAGTTCCAGGGCGATGCGCACAACCGCAGAATCGCGCTCTACGACTGTGTGATCACCGCGCGACCGGAGATCGCGTCGAAAACCGGAAAGACAAAAACGCCCGACACGACGAAGGTGAAGTTTGCGGCGCGTCCGCGCGCGAGCGACAATCTCGTGCAGCGGTACACCAAGAGCGACACAGACCCGACTGTCTACGCAAATTGGTTCACGGCGGTGCAGGAACCGGTCGCGGGGGTATAAACGTATATGGAAAAAGTAATCAAAATTGCGGGACAGGACGTCGGTTTCAAAGCACCGGCGTCTTTGCCTGTGCGGTACTACAACGCGACCGGCAGAGATCTGTTTGTCGATCTGCAAACGCTCGCGGATGGAACGGAGCAGGTCGAAAGCAAGCCCAAGTTCGGCAAGAAGAAGTCCGACGAGCCTGTGTTCAAGCTCAACAAGAACTGGAACACGATGGTGTTCTACGGCATCGCCCACACCATGGCGCGCGCATTCGACGATTCGGTTAATCCCAACATCGAGGACTGGATCGACTCGTTTGAGTCGTTTCCGATCTTCGAGATCTTCGGTGAGCTGAAACCTCTCTTGAATGCGAGCCTGCAAACGTCAAAAAAGTAGACGGCGACGGCGGAACGATCGATGTGCCCACATATTTGCTGGTTGCAAAACGTATGGGGTTCACCGTCGCCGAACTGGATCAAATCACAATCGGACTGTTTCTGGATGCTTGTGTTGAATCGACTGGCAAGACGGTCAAAGATGCGACCCAAGCTGATATCGACCGAATGTTTCCGTACTGAGAGGAGGTTGCCCTGTGGGCTACAACATCGGCCCGACCATCGCGGTCAAGGGCGACAAAGAGTATAGTAACGCGCTGAAGAGCATCAAGGACGGCATGCGCCTGGTTGCCTCGGAAGCCGCGGTCATGACGGCAGAGTTTGGCAAAAACAACAATTCCGTCGCGGCGCTGAAGGCGAAAAACGATCTTCTCAACAAGTCCATGACCGAGCAGCAGAAGGCCGTGAACGCCGCGGAAGATGCGTTGAAACGCATGAAAGAAAACGGTGTTGATGAATCATCCGAAGCTTTTGTGCAGATGAAAACGAACCTGAACCATGCCAAAGCCGCGCTGGAATCGACGAAGAATGAGATCCGCGAAAATGGCGAAGCGCTCGAAAACGCTGAAAAGAAGACATCCAATTTCAGCGAGAAATGGAGCAGCTTTGCCCAAAGCATCGGAACGCTCGCTGTTGGAGCGCTGAAGGGGATCGGCATCGCGATCGGCGCGGTTGCAGTCGCCGCAGTTGCGGCAGGCAAAGCCGTGTTCGATCTGACCAAGAACGCGGGCAAGTGGGCGGACGAGCTGCTGACGACTTCCACACAGACGGACGTCTCTGCAAAGACACTTCAGGAGTGGGCATATGCCGCGCGGTTCATCGACACGGAAGTGGACGATATGACGAAGGGTATGGGCAAAGTCGTCTCCGCCATGCGCGAGTCCGTCAAAGGCGGCAAAGACTACATCGAGGTCGCGAGCGGCATGCGTGTCTCCCTGATCGGCGCGGGCGGGCAGATGAAGTCCACCGAGCAGGTGTTTTACGACACGATCGATACGTTGGGCGGAATCGAGGACGCGACGAAGCGCGACATCGCGGCGCAGGAGATCTTCGGTAAGTCGTATCAGGACATGAAGCCGCTCATCGATGCGGGTTCGGAGGCGTTGCTGCGGTACGCCGCCGAAGCGCACGCGGCGGGGCTGATCCTCTCGGACGAAGCAGTCGCGGCACTCGGCGGGTTTGACGATCAGATGGAGCGGGTCAACGCGCGGCTCGAAACAGCCGGGCGGCTCGCCGCGCTCGTGGCGTTGCCCTCCATAAGCGGCATCGTCGGCGGGATTACGGAAATTCTGTCCACGATCACGACCGCGCTATCCGACGGCTTTCAGGAATCGGATGTCACGATGATCTCCGACGCGATCGCGGAGCAGCTCAAGCGGGCGGTGGAGGGCGTCGCGAACGGCGCGCCTGCGTTCGTCGGCGTGCTGTCCAACGTGATCTCCGCTGTGGTAGGTATGATCGTGGAGCTGCTGCCGGAAGTATTGCCGACACTCGTCACCGCGGCGATTCAGATCATGACCGGCATCTTCACGACGATCCAGCAGAACGCGGACGCGATCTCGCAGGCAGTCGTGCAGGTCGTCATGATGCTCGCGAAGTTTTTCACAGAGAATCTACCTTTGCTGATCGAAACGGGCTTGAATGTCGTGATCGCACTCGCGCAGGGCATTGCGCAAAGCCTGCCGGAGCTGATCCCCACGATCGTCGCCATGGTGCTGGAGATCGTCAATATTCTGACCAATCCGGACACGGTGATCGAGCTAAACAAGGCCGCGCTGCAGATCATCCTCGCAGTCACGCAAGGCCTGATCCTCGCGCTGCCGGAACTGCTCACGCGCCTGCCGGGCATCGTGCTCAACATTGCAGTCGGACTCATCGAAGCGGCTCCGCAGCTCTGGGAGAGCGGCAAAGAGCTCGTCGCACAGATGTGGGAGGGCATCGTGGCGCGGTTTTCCGAGGTGTTTCTCTCGATAGGTCAGCTCGTGACCGAAAATATCACGCAGCCGGTTAAAGACAAGGTTTCGGACTTCTTCAACGCGGGTCGTGACCTGATTGTCGGCATCTGGAACGGCATCTCGGACAAGATCGCGTGGCTCAAGTCGCAGATCAGGGGCTTAGTGAATATCATCAAGGGCTGGTTCACCGGCAAAGAGGGGTTCGACGAGCATTCGCCCTCCAAGTGGGCGTTCGGCGTTGGCTATTACATCACCAAGGCACTTGGACTCGGTACCGAAAGCGGGATCGGGGAAGCGCTGGCGACGGCAGGTAACGTGATCAACCGGGTCAAGGCGACCATGTCCGGCGCGAGTGTAGAGTTGGACGTGAGCGGCAATCCGACCGGTTCCGCTGGTGGCAGCGGATCGCCGCAATATGTCTTCCACATCTACGCGCGGGACAAAGAAACGGCGCTGGAGGCGGCAGACGCAACGCTCGCGGCGTTTCAACGCGTCAGATGGGCGGTGTCCACATGAGAGATATCTTTACTTACGTGAATGACAACGGAGATTCGCTCGTATTCAGCGCCGCGAACGGCTACCGGATCACGACGATCACCGGCACGAGCGGGATCTCCGTCAATGCAAATCAGGCGCAGGGCATCGGGCAGATTGGCACCACGGTGCAGTCGCGCGTCGTGCAGTCCGTGCCCATGACGGTGACCGGCTACCTCTTCGGCACCCGCGCGCAGATCGAAGCGCGCGCGGAACGGCTCTTTGCGGTCGTGCTACCGGACATCGGCGCACGACTCTACCACAACGACACTTACTATCGGATCGTGACGCCGACCGCAACGCCTGTGGTCGACAGCAGCCTGCGCTTTCCCCGCTTTCAGTTCTCGCTGCTGGCCCCGTACCCCTACTGGATGCTGGATCAGGCGACCAAGACGATCCTCACAGGCGTGCTGCCGCGATTCAAGTTCCCGTGGAACATCTCTCAGCCATATCGGTTCGGAGAGACCATCGATACCGCGTTTATCAACATCCGAAACAGCGGGCAGGTGGCGTGTCCATTTACCGCGACGCTGAACGCGAAAGGGCCGGTGGTCAACCCTCGGCTGGTCAACGCGATCACGGGCGAAGCCATGCAGCTTAACCGCACCATGGCGGCGGGCGAGCGGGTGACCATCCGTATCACGCACGATCTGACCTACGTCACCTCGACCATCGACGGCGACATTCGCGGCGATCTCGAGATCGAAAACACGCTCACCTCCATGGCGGTCGGCGACAACCTGATCAAGACGGAGGCGGACGAGGGCGCGGCGAACCTCGTCGCGAGCATCGATGTAGCAATCGAAAAGGTGGCGATCCTCACATGTTAGTTGCATATGATCCGGCTTTGACCGGGTACCACGAAATCCGAGCAAACTCTTACCAAACAGAAGAATGGTACAACGACATCGGCAAATTCACGCTCATCGTGCCGCCGACGGACTACAACATCCGGCATCTCGTCAAGGGCGCGATCCTCTACCGCAACCAGATCAGTCAGGCGATGGTGGTCACGCGCGTGTCGCCGGACACCTCGCAGGATCGCATCACGGTCAACGGGTATACCACCAACTGGCTCCTGAACAAGCGGACGATTTCGTCTCCTGTCTCGATTACGATGGTGGAGAGCGGCATCTACGCCGCAATCAACGCGAACCTGCGCAGCCTGCCGAATGTGCAGACAGCACCGCTACAGGCGCTCTCCGAGACGCACAGCGCGATCCTCTTTGGCGGGCAGCTGCTGGATGAGTTCATGCCGATACTAGACGCAGTCGAACTGGGACAGCGGATGCGATTCGACACGAAAACACGCAAGCATATCTTCGAACTCTACAAGGGAACCGACCTGACGAATGGCTCCAAGGCCGTGATCTTCTCTGACGAGCAGGGTACCGCGCGCGACCTCAAGATCGAGGACGACGAGAGCTTGTTCAAGAACGTGATCTATGTGCTCGGAACGCTGACCGACGGTTCGACTATCGTCCAGACGGTCGGCACGGCAACCGACGCGGATCGATACGAATACTGGCACGACTCGCGCCTCAAACAGGAGAGTGGTGAGCTGCTTCCAGCATTTCAAGCACGGCTGGATGCGGCGGGCGCTGCCGAAATCGCCAAGCGGGTGCGGAGCCTTGGCTTTTCCGTGCGCGTCGATCCCGGCGAATACGGAGTGAAATTCCGGATGGGCGACCGCGTGCGGTGCGTGTCGCGTAGATTCGGCGTGCAGTTCACAGCGATCATACAGGGCGTGAAACGGACGATACAGGCGCAGAGCGAGACGGTATCCATCGTGCTGGGTGAGCCGGAAATCACAGTATTAGGAGAGATGAAATTAGCATGGCGCAGATAAAAAGCTACCCGAACAATGTCAACGAAGAGATCGGTGCAGAAAACGTCATGCGCTGGCATCATGGCAGAACGCGCGGTGTCTACGGTGCACCGGGTGAACTTGCCGTAGCTGCACTCACCACGCCTGGCATGGCGGTGACCGTCTCAGACGGCGGCGGCTGGCTGACCGATTCAAACGGCAATGGTATCCATTTCTGGAACGATGTTTTTGCGGTGACAGCAAGCCTGTTACAGCTGCCGATTACGACCGCGGACGGCGTGCTGAATCGCATCGACCGCGTGATCGTCGAGTGGTCAACGCCGAACTATACGCAGCTGCCGGAGATCAAGGTGCTCAAAGGCACTAACGCGGTCTCGCCGACCGCTCCCGCTCTCACCAATGACGCGTCGTTACGGCAGATCTCGCTCGCGCGGATCAGCGTCGCGGCGGGTACGCTCGCGATCACGGCGGGTATGATCACGGATGAACGGCTCGATCCTGCGGTCTGTGGGATTGTGACGGAATCGACCACGGTTGACACGTCCATGGCGGTCGCGCAGTTCAACGAGATTCTCAACGAGGCACAGACTCTTGTCAACGACCTGCAGGGAGATGCGGTGATCGACCACGCGGCGACGCACGAGCCGGGCGGAGACGATCCGGTGCGGTTTGTGTTCTATGGCGGCGCGCAGGTACTGACCGACGCGCAGAAAGCGCAGGCAAGGTCGAACGTCAGCGCCGAGGCCGCGCGACTGCAGTTTATAAACACTGTCGTGGACAATGCGGGGTTTGTGTCAAACGCGACCTACGCGGACTTTCCTTTTCGCGCCACGGTAGCGTTGGCAGGCGTGCTGGCGACGATGGTTCCGCACGTCGTATTCGGCGCGGTGGACGCGATCAGCGGCATCTTTGCGCCTGTGGCCGAGTGCTACAACGGCGGCATCTATCTCTACGCGTCGGAAGTTCCCGCGGCGGATATTACAGTGCCAACGATCATCTGCTGGAGGTGAGAAGATGAAGCTGGAGCGAAACCGCGCGGAGCGCCGGAGTAAACGAGGCATACCAATCTTATATAACGGGATTCCATACCTGATCCTTGCCGCGCTTGCGGCGGGCTTTTTATTTGGTGCGCCGCAAATGATCGCTGCATCCTCGATCGCGCAAGCGAGTAAGAGCACAGTATCTGTCGTGGAGCGCACGCAGTTTCAGTTTGTGCTCGCAGGCTACCTCGGCAAGACCAACAGCGTGCTCTCCAGAGGGTTCACCGAGAGCGACTTCACCTTCACCGGATCAAAGGTGTGGGTGGATGATCTGCAGGGGAACTGGCGGCTGAAATTCACCAGCAGCGGTACATTCACGCCAAAGAAAAAGGTCAAGATCGATGTTTTTCTCGTTGGCGGTGGCGGTGGCGGAAGAAACGGTGTCGGTAACCAGGGCGGCGGTGGTGGTGGTGCTGGCGGATATGCAGGCACTTGGACCAGCGTAACGCTTGCCGCAAATCAAAACTACACCATTACGATTGGAGCGGGTGGCGCGGCAAACGGCGGAACAGGCGGAACAACTTCTATTTCGGGACCGGGCATCTCCACGATGTCTAAAAATGGAGGCGCTGGTGGCATTGATCGTGCGCATGGAGGCAATGGCGGTTCTGGCGGAGCAGCGCCCGGCACGTACACGGGTGGCAGTAACGGTAGTAACGGCGGCGGCAGCAGCCCTTACTATGGAACCGGACAAGGCTCGACCACGCGCGAGTTTGGCGAAGTGAGCGGCACCCTGTATGCGGGCGCTGGCGGCGGCGGTGGACAAATCGGTTCTGGCGGAGCTGGTGGAGCAGGCGGCGGAGGTGCTGGTGGGAGTGCGCCGTACAGTGGCACAGCGAGCGCCGGAGTGGCAGGCACGAACAATTATGGCGGCGGCGGTGGCGGCGGAGGTTCCAGCACGACCTCAGGTGCAGCTGGAGCAGCCGGTGGTTCTGGAATCTGTATCATTCGCAATTATAGATAAGGAAAGGGAAACACGTATGGGTATAGCTCCAAGAACCTTCGCGTTGATTGAAAACGGCACGGTGGTCAGCATCATCTATATGTACTCGAAGAACCTGACGGATTTCCCGACTGCGATTCTGGCGGCAGATCGTCCGGTTATGATCGGTGATCGATACGAAGGCGGCGTTTTTCTGCGGGACGGAGTTCCCATATTAACATATGAAGAACTCGCTGCGGCAGCGCCGCCGGAAGACACGCCCACAGGATAACACGTGGAGCCGACTGGCTCTTTTTTGTTAGAAACGTGTTCCGCAATTTGCGGGAACAGGAGGAATTAGAACATGGAGGCAATCGAACGCAAGGAGTACGAGGTGCAGAAGCGGCTCTGCGACGACCGGTTCAGCCACGACAAAGAAGCGATTACGCAAAATGACACGGCGATCGCCAACCTCACCCGACTCGTGACCGAGATGGCGACCATGCAGAAGCAGTCCATGGCGCAGACCGCGGATCAGGAGACACGCATCCGTGCACTGGAAAACAGGGACGGCATCTGGCTCGACCGGATCGCCTCGCTCGCGCTGGGCGCGCTGATTGCGTACCTTGCGTCACTTGTCTTTTGAGAGGAGGGCTACATGAACATTAAGATTGGGCACGCCGTCATGGACGAGCTGGGCAAGACGATCGGTGCAACGCCCGGCGACCAAACCGGCAAAGAGATCGCGATCAGCACATGGTACGCCAAGAACAAGGCCGGACGGGTGTGGCAATACTATCTCGAATGCACGGATCTCGCCATGGTGGAGCGCGCAGCACAATACATGGAGCAGATCTGCGCGGATGATGCATTCGGCTATTCCCAGGGTAAAACGCAGCGCTGGGATGGATACCGCGCCATCAAGGCGAACGGCGGTGTGGTTTCCGGCGCGCGCGGCGATTTCGATTGTAGCACGCTTGTGATCAGTTGCTACATCTTCGCAGGTCTGGATATGGCACCGGATGGCTATACAGGCAACCTACGCGCAAGACTGCTCGCGACAGGCAAGTTCAAGTCCTACAGCGATAGCGCGCATCTCGGCACCGACAAGCTCGCTAAGTGCGGCGGCATCTACCTGCGTAACGGGCACACGCTCATGGCGTTGGAAGATGGCGGAGGTGCGAGTGGCACGGCTGACACAAGCGATCTGACAATCGTCGGCAAGATCATAGTCGACGAGATCAACAAGTGGTGCAACGTGCGAAGCGGGCCGGGGTTGGAGTACACGATCATAGGGCGGGCAAAGAAAAACGACACCTACAGCGTGTACGGCGTCGTTGAGGATTGGTACCAGATCGATTACAACGGATCAGTCGGATATCTGTACGGCGATCTTGCGTCCGAAATCCTACCCGGCAATGTGTGAGGCGTAGCATGGCGAAGATACCGACGCTGACAAAGTTTATCGTGCTTTCCATGGCGGCAATCACAATCTATACCGCAGTGCTGCTGTGGTTGCGGGCACGGTACGACTTCTGGATCGACACGGAGTATTCCCGCCTCTGGTACGGCTTCTGGGGCTCGGAAATCTTCATTTGCTCCGGGCTAAAAACCGGCAAGCTGATCCTGGGTCGGATCAATCCGTTTACCGGACAAGGCAACACTACAGGAACCAACAGCGACGATGCTGTGGGATAAATGAAAGGAGACTTATTATGGATTTGGCAAACTTGATTATCTTGGCGCTCTTTGTGGAGGCGATCGTGCAGACGATCAAGCCCATTTGGGACAAGACGGCGGGGAAGATCACCGTCGCGGAGATCGTGAGCATGGCAATCGGTATCTTGATTGCTGTCGTGGCGAAGATCAACTTCCTCACGGGAGTTGTCGAGATCACGCAGCCGGTGCTGCTGTATGTGCTATATGCGCTCACCGGCGTGGCGCTGGGGAGAGGGCCGAGCTTCGTGCATGATTTGTGGAAGAAAATCAGGTAA